TTTTATACACACCCCAACTAAAAGGCCGGTAGTCAATAATAAACTATCGGCTTTTTTTGTATATAATAATAAATAAAACCTTTATGGAATGGCAAGAAAAAGAAATTACTTAAATAATAGAGATCTCCTTGAACAGATTATTATATCTAAAGAACAGGGAGAACTAACACCAAAGGCATTAGAGTTCCTAATGTTATTAGCAGATAAATGTTCTAGAAAATTATCATATGCAAACCCTGATGATAGACAAGATTGTATAGCTTATGCTTATATGGATCTTTATAGATATTGGAGAAATTTTAATCCAGAGAAAAGTACTAATGCATTTGCTTATTTTACTGAAATAGCTAAAAGAGGATTTGCAAAAGGGTGGAATAAATTACATCCAAAGAAATATGCTGGTACTGTATCAATTAATGGTAGTGCGGATAGTGACGGCATTTACACTATTTAAAGTTAATGAGTATAAAGAAAGTAAAACCAACTGCAAAATCAGGATTTAAGCAAGGTTATTATAAACCACATAATCCTAAAAAGTATATGGGACCAGGTCCTATTATATACAGAAGCAGTTGGGAAAGAAAGTTTTGTCATTGGTGTGATCATAATGAAGAGGTAATAAATTGGATATCTGAGCCATTCTCAATAAAGTATTTTAATATGCTAGATAAAAAGTTTCATAATTATTACCCAGACTTTTATGTTAAGATGAATAAGGAAGGTATTATTGAAGAGTATGTAGTAGAAATAAAACCTAAGGCACAATTACAAAAACCTAAACCACCAAAGAGAAAAACAGCAAAGGCATTAAAAAACTTTCAGTATGGTTATGAAACATATGTTAGAAACCTTTGTAAAACTGAAGCATTAAATAAAGCTGCAAAACAGAGAAACTTTAAAGTAATGCTTTTAACCGAAGATTCAAAATTATTCTAATGGCAATAGAAGGATCATTTCAAAAAGACTTAAATGTTTACCTTACTGAAAATAAAGGTAGAGGTGGGGCATCTAAAGCATCTGATAAAGATTTAAATAAAATAGGAAGTAGTGGGAAAGGAACATTAGAAAATGGTAAAATGTATTCTTTTCAATATTTTACACCTGATGAAACTTTTTATGATACTTATCCTATTGTTTTAGGTTTAGGTAAAAGTATAGATAATCACCAATTAGGTTTAAATTTACATTACATTCCTTATGAAGCTAGAATTCCATTTCTTAATGATGTAGTTAAATCATTTCAGGGTACTATACAATCTGCAATAAAGAAGGCTCCAGGTAAACCTAAATCACAAACCGTACTAAGTCAATTTACATATGAAAACTTAAAGTCTTCATTAGGTAGAAAGTATAATATAACCTATGCTATTAGACAGTATAGAATGGATAGAATTAAAAAACCAAGAATGTTAGGATATGAAGATTGGTATATAGGTGCCGTTAACAATCAAAACCATTTCTTTGGAGGAAATATAAATGAGGCACAAGCATTATATTACAAGAATATATAAACAATAAAAGATAAAACAATATGGCAGGTTTTACTGATAGAAGAGGACCCTTAAGTACTGGTAACCCAGTTAGAAAAATTTTAAAAGATCTTTCTAATTTAGGCATGGCATACGATGATATGATCATTCGTAATTCACGTGCAGTAGGTTTTACTGAAAACCAAATGGGTTATACGTTTAATCCTATGGGCTCAGATGCTGATGATATGTATGGAGCATTTGCGGCACTTTCATTAACTGATACTACACTTAAGAAAAACATTTCTATTTTTGATAAAGATTATGAAAGAAAGAGAGATGAGCTTAGACAATATGCAGTACAAGATGAAATAGAAGATATCTTAGATGTAATTACAGATGAGGCAATTGTATTTGATGAATCTAATTATATGGCATACTCTCATTTTAATGGTCATATTGCTGCTTCTATAGAAGATGAAATAGGTGATGTATACAATAATATCTATAATTACTTTGGTTTTAATGATTCAGTACAGCCTTGGAATTATTTTAGGAAATGGTTAGTTGATGGATTCCTTGCCTTTGAAATAGTTTATAATGATAAACAAACGGAGATTATAGGATTTAAAGAATTGGATCCTATTTCCTTAATGCCTGGTATTGATACTGACACTGGAAAGAAACAATGGGTACAATATAAAGGTCAAGGTGCAAAGGAAAGAAAACTTTGGGATTCTCAAATTATTTACCTTTCATACTCCCAGGTAAATTCACCAATGAGAATATCTTATGTTGAGAGATTAATAAGATCGTTTAATCTTTTAAGAATTATGGAAACAACTAGAATTATTTGGGCTGTTTCTAATGCTTCATTTAAAACTCAGTTTATTATACCAGTTGGTGGTAAATCTAAAACTAGAGCAAAGCAATCACTTGCACAGTTAATGAATTCATATAGAGAGGTGGTTGATTTTAATCAAGAGAGTGGTGAAATTGTAACTAACGGAAAACCAATGATGCCATTCAATAAAGAATATTGGTTACCTTCAAAGGATGGGGAATCACCAGAGATTAGTACAATTGGAGGTGATGGTCCTGATTTAGGAGATACTGAATCTCTTAAGTATTTTGCTGATAGATTAAAAATGGCTTCAAAAATTCCTTTCTCAAGATTTGATAAAGAAGGTGGTAATACATATGATATGGATGCCAGTGGTATGTTAAGAGATGAAATTAAATTTTCTAAATTTGTAGATCGCTTAAGATCCATATTTCAGGAAATACTAGTAAAACCAATGTATCTTCAAATGTGTCTTAATCATCCTGAATTAAAAAATGATGTATCATTTAAATCTGGTTTAGGACTTGATTTTGTAAAAGATAATGTTTTTGAGGAGATGAAAGAAATGGAGTTACAAACAAAAAGAGTTGATTTTATTGGTAACCTAAAAACTCAATTAAGTACTATGACAGCAGAAATGGAGGAAATTCCATACTTCGATTTAGGATTCTTGGTTAAGAGATATGGTGGGTTTACGAGAGATGACCTTAAGGCAAATGCAAGAGCCAAAGAAAGAGCTGATTTAGAGAAAGAGAATTACTCTGAGGAAGATATTGAAAAGATCCTTTTAGGTGCAGATAAGGCCGATTTTAAACCGGAGAAGAAAGAAGGAGCTGCTGATGAAGATCCATTGGCAGGACTTGGATAAAAACTCCACAAAGATTGTAATATATAAATCAAATAACTAGAGAAAATGTCAGGAAAAAAATTATTGATTCTTGAAAGAGCAAAATCAAATTTAGATATAACTACAGCCGATGACGGTTCAGTTGTATTAGAAGGTGTCTTTACTGAATTTGGTGTTCGTAACAAGAATAACAGAATATATGAGGAAAAGGAAGTAATGCCTCATATTAATGAATTACAAGAAAAAGTTAAAACCAATAAGCTTTTAGGTGAATTAGACCACCCTAAAGATTTTGATGTTAGTTTGGCTAACGTCTCTCACGTTGTTGAATCTTTAGATTATGATAAAGATAAAAAACAAGTTATTGGTAAAATCAGATTATTAAATACATCTAAAGGTAAGGAGGCACAAGCCCTTATTAAAGATGGCATCCCTTTACATATTTCAAGTAGAGCTGCTGGTACAGTAGATGAAAGTGGAAAGGTTAAAATTAAAAAGTTTTTTACTTATGACTTAGTAGCAGATCCTGGCTTTGAGAATGCTGAGTTATCAAGAGTAAATGAATCTTTTGGTTTTAGTAATGATGATGGTATTTTAATTTATGAAATGGAAGAAACTGAAAATAACACCGATAATAAAAAAGATCTAACAATGGAAAATAATAATTTTGTAACTGTTGAAGATTTTCAAAAGTACACGGAATATGTATCTGGAGTTCTAAGTAACGTTAAAGAATCAACCAACTCTAATAATGATGAGGTGATGGAAAAACTTATTAAGTATTCTGAACATATTGCGGAGAAAGTAAATCAGGTTACTGATTATGCTGAATACTTATCTGAGAATCTTGATAAGAACATTTCATACTCTGACTATTTGGCAGAGAATGTAAATTCAATTAAAGACTATGCGTCTTACTTAGCTGAAGAACTTGATGGAAGTATTCAATATGCTGAACATGTAGCTGAAATGGCTGACAAAGGAATTCAATATTCTAACTATGTTGCTGAAAACTTAGAAAAAAGTATTGATTATTCTGAATATGTTGCTGAAAAGGTTGATCAAAATATTGCTTATTCTGAATATCTTGGAGAAGGATTAGAAAAGAGTATTAAATATTCTGAGTATATTGCTGAAAATGTAAACACTCCTAATGCTGAATCAATTAATGAAGGTACAGTTAATGAATATGGTAAAATGGAAGGTGCTATGCCAACAATGGAAGAAGTACAGAAATGTGCTAATGAAGGCATGACATACGAACAAGTTTGCGAAAAGTATCCAGATGCA